TATGTCACGGCGTCATCCAATGCCCCGGTAGCAGACGAAATAGGCGAGCGTCCATCCTTTGCCGATTCCGGCTCTACAACGACATATCCGAATACCAAAGAAGGCTCCGGCGTGGTCAACTGGACGGGGACTTGGCCCGCATCTGGCTCTGTGGTGTTCAATGTCGGGACTCTAGTTCAACACCTTGTGGATACTTATAACGGACTTGCGAGCGGGGCGCATATCGTATTTTGGTTACACGGGCCAGATAGCGAAGGATATACTTGGAGCAGCTTTATATCTAGGGATGGTGACTCTGGGAACTGTGCGGAGTTGCTAATCACCTACACCGAGGGCGAGTCCGCCTCCGCGTCGGCGAGCGCGAGCGGCGCGGGATATGACTACATCGACGAGATAACCGGGATCGCCTCGGGCGCTGCGTTCGGGACGTCCAAGATGGTCGGGCATATACAGACGGGGATCACCTGAGATGGGGCTTGGAGAACGCGACCTGAACTGATTGATTCGTCATGGCGCACACTTACGATACGAAAGCGCAGTTCACGACGGGGTCGTCCGACCCGACGACGTTCAACTATACGTGCGGTTCGGGCGCGACGCTTCTTGTCCTGCTGATCGTCGGCGCGGGGACGACGGCGCGGACGGGCGGTGCGCCGACCTACAACGGGGTCGCGTTTTCAGGCGGCGAGACGAACTCGAACGCGGAGACGTTCAACGAGTTCTGGTATATGCTCAATCCGCCGACGGGGTCGGCTTACTCGATCAGCATCCAGAACGACAACACGCGGACGATCTTCGGGTGCGCCGCGTCGTTCAAGGCGGCAAGCGGATATCACTCCGCGCTTCGCGGCTCGCTTCAGGAGACGACCGGCACGACAGCGAACCCCGGCGGGCCGACCCAGACGGGGCTTGCGGCTGGGGACGTCCTGATCTCCATCATCGGGACGGGCGATAATACGTTCGCGCCGTCGGCGACGACGGGGACGGTTCTCTATACCTACGACCCCGCCGCCTACGGGATGTCGTCGCAGTATTACATCTGCACCGACACCTCCGATATAACGCTGACCTATACGGAGACGACGGCTGATGATTGGAATACGATCGTCGGCGCGTTCAAAGAGGTTCCGCTAATCGGGCCAGCCGGGGGGATAGCGTCGGGTGCGTCCTTCGGCACGGCACAGTTGAACGGGAACATAACCGCTAGCGGTAGGGCATCCACGGCGGCTATCGGTAGCCACACGGTTCATGGCAATATCGATCAAATAAACAATATCTCCGGGATCGCTTCGACCGCCGCCGTTGGCAGTCCGTCCATCACGGGGAAGATTATCGCGGTTGGGGCTATCGCTTCGACATTGGCCTTCGGTACGGCGCGATTGAACGGGAATATCGCGGCGTCTGGCATAGCAAGTTCTGCGGCCGTAGGCGCGATGCAGGTCGGAACGCTCAAGCGTTGCGGTGGCATCAATTCCACGGCTACCATCGGTAGCCACACGATTCACAGCATCGCCTCGCCGATCAATGACATATCCGGCATCGCATCGACGGCGGCGGTTGGCTCCCATGCGCTCAAGGGCCATATCGCGCCCGGCGGTATCGCGTCGGGTGCGGCAGTCGGTTCGGCGCAACTCAACGCTAACATCACGGCGTCGGGCATCGCATCGACAGCGGCTATCGGAACGCATAACATAACGGGACATATCGCCGTCGGGGGCATCGCATCGACGGCGGCTCCAGGTTCGCCACAAGTCAACGGTGGTATAGCTGTCGGCGGGATTGCGTCGACTGCCGCTATCGGGACCGCTCAACTCAACGGCAATATAGCCGTGCCGGGTATCGCGTCCACGGCGGCTGTCGGGGCGCACAGCGTCAACGGGGGAATCGCCGTCGGCGGCATCGCAAGCGCGGCGTCCGTGGGCGCGGCACAAGTGAACGGCGGCATCGCCGTCGGCGGGATAGCGTCCACGGCTACGATAGGCGACCATACGGTTGCGGCGGTCATGGAGTCGGGGTCAGCCAGCGCGTCTGCGTCCCAAAGTGCGAGCGGGGCGGGCTTCGATTACATCGACGACATAAACGGAATCCCGTCCGGCGCGACGATCGGTTCGCACGCGCTCAACGGTTCCATCAATCCCGGAGGGATAGCCTCGTCAGCAACGGTCGGAACTCACGCCATAAATGGCTCCATTCACCCCGCTGGCATAGCGTCCACGGTGACGATTGGCTCGGCACAACTCGGCACGCTCAAGCGGTGCGGCGGCATAGTCTCGACCGCCACGATTGGCGACATGAGCGTGCTCGACGGGACGGGGTTCATCCTCATCGTCACCGACATGGTTGGAGGCGGCGTCGCCAGCACGGCGACTATTGGCACACCGACGCTCGTCGGCGGCATCGCGCCCAGCGGCATTGCGTCGACGGCCACGGTTGGCGACCACGAGGTCGCGGACATCGTCGAGTCCGGCTCGGCGTCTGCCTCGGCATCCCAAAGCGCGAGCGGCGTCCCCTATGACTATATCGACGAGATAGCTGGCATCGCGTCGACGGCTACCATTGGCTCCCATGCGGTCAAGGGTTATGTCCACCCCGGCGGCGTCGGTTCAACCGCCGCTATCGGGGCGGCTCAACTCAACGGCAACATCACCGTCGGCGGCATAGCGTCAGCAGCGGCTCTCGGCTCCCCGTCAATCGTCGGCAAGATAGCGCCGAGCGATATAGCGTCGACGGCGACGCTCGGGACGCCGCAACTGAACGGCACGATCATCATCCCGGCAATCCCGTCGGGCTCGACGGTCGGGACGCTCGCGTTCGGCGGGGCTATCGTCCCGCCCGGCATCCCGTCAACGGCTACTGTCGGCACGCCCAGCATCGGCGGCAAGGTAGCGCCATCGGGCGTCGCGTCCGGCGCCACGTTCAGCACGCCGCAGGTCAACGGCACGATCATCGTCCCTGGCATCCCCTCCGGTGCCGTCATTCCCGACCAGCACGTCCACGACCCCAGCACGACCGAATACATCTATCCCGACGGCATCCCCTCGGGTGTCACATTCGGCTGGGTCGTGCTTCTCGACGCGTCGAAGTCGGGCGAGCCGTGTTCCGAGTGGGACGGGCTCGACCGTTGCCAATACGCCGGGACAAAGTGCGCCGTCGTCGGCAAGAAGTGCCGCATCGTCGGCAAAAAGTGCGGGCATCCCTGCGAGTAGAGGAGAGAGAACATGGCTATAGGATATTTCACAGACCTCGCCGAAGCAGACACCCTCATCCAGAACGAGCGGCTTGACCCGGACCCGTGGACCGACATCACGGTCAACGCCCGGCGCGAGGCGGCGCTCCTTCAGGGCTACAACCGCATCTACTATAGCAAGGAGTTCCTGCTCCCGACGCTTACCGAGGCGACCGCCGCACAGCTCGTCATCCTCAAGAAGGCGCAAGCGGAGATGGCGTTCTACCTCGCCATCCACGCCTCCGACGAGGACCGGCGCAAGGGGCTCCAGGCGCAAGCCACGGTCGAGGCCGGAGTCGTCAAGGAGAAATACGCCGAGGCGCTTCTCTACGACACGCCGATCCCGCCGTTCGTGCGCGACCTCCTGTGCGGCTTCCAGGCCGGTGAGGAGGGCATCCACTTCGGCATCACCGACCTCTGCCGGGACGAGGAAGAAGCGGCCGACACGGACGTCTGTGACTTCTAAGCTATGACAAGTGCATGAATGATATCGAACGGCTTGAGCGTATCTACGGGGCGGCGGGGCGCGAACTACGTGCCATGCTCCTCGCGCTTGAGCCGTCGACATACGACGACGCGAAGGGGCGGGCGGTGATGGCGAAGGCGCGGGCGCTCACGACGGCACTCAACTTCGCCGTGGATCGCTGGGCGGGCGAGGCGATACCGAGGGCATACGAGAAGGGGGCGCGGACGGCGCGGACGGCACTGGAGATACTCGGCAAGCGGCCCGTCAAGCCGGAGCTTCACAACGCCAAGCGGAAACTCATCGACGATACGGTCGTGACGCTCATCAAGGCGAATAACTCCATCCCCGATACGGTGGAGCGGTACGTCGCCACGGTCGGCGCGGCGGCGCGTGCGGCGCAGGGGGCGCGACTCCAGGAGTTCTCCTACAGCGAGGCGTCGTCCGATATCGGGCGGCTCGCGGCGGAGGCGGAGTTGAAGGAAAAGAGCCGCGGCTGGCTCTCGGCGCAGGTCAGGGACTTCCTGCGCGGCCTCATCGAGGACGACGAGTTCATCGAGATCAACGGGCGGATGTACCGGATGAAGAAGTACGCCGAACTCGTGGCGCGGACGACGATGCGCGAGTCGCAGACGGCGGCGGTCAAGGATTTGTGCGAACAGTACGACAACGACCTCGTCCAGATATCCGACCACGGATGCGATTGCGACGTCTGCGAGCCGTTCGAGGGGAACATCTATTCGCTCTCCGGGCGGAGCACGCGGTATCCGATGGCGACGGACCTCCCGCCGTTTCATTGTAACTGCAAACATTCAATGCAAGCGACGAGCGAGGAGGCCATTGAGGTCCGCTCCCAGCGGCCCGACGGCGGGGAGAGTCAGTTGGCGCGGACGATCCGCGAGGCCGAGGAAGCGGCCCAATGGAGGAACATTCGATGAGCATGATGAATGTGTACGCCGTTGACCTCGTCACCATCGTCAAGTGGAACGGTAACGACTCCTGGGGCGAGCCGGAGAGCGCGTCGCTCGTCGATGTCAAAGGATATGTCGAGTGGAAGACGCGGCTCATCCGCAACGCGAAGGGCGAGGAGGTCGTATCGTCCGTCATGGTCTATCTCCCGAAGCGCAAAGTGAAGGACGAGCTTGGGCGCGGGCTTATGCTGGAGGACCGCCTTATCATCGACCAGGGCGGCGTCGAGGAGTTCTACTCCGGCTTCCCGTACGAGTCGTTGAGCCGCGCCATCATCGACATCCGGCAACCAAAGGACTTCTCGTCTCCGCACTACGAGATATTCCTGGCTTGAGGCGAACATGGGCATGACCGTTGACGCGAGCGACTTCGAGAAGGGGCTGACGAAGCTCGTGAAGGAAATCGAACCGCGGGAGACGGCGAAGGGCCTATTCAAGGCCGGAAGCCAGCTCATCATCGACGCCATCAATGAACAGCCTTATGTCCCGTTCGACGAGGGGCATCTTCGCGGTTCCGGCAAGGTCACGAAGGCCGAGGTCTCTGCGACGGGCGCAGAGGTCGCGGCGGGATTCAACAAGGAATACGCGGCCCGTTGGCACGAACTCACGCCCGCCGAGGATGCGAAGATCAACTGGTCGCTCCCCGGCTCTGGGCGGAAATACTTGGAGTCGAAGCTCGTGAGGTTCAAAGAGGACTACATGAAGATCGTCGCCAAGCACCTTGAGAACGCGCTGAAAAAGGGAGGCGCATGATGTTCCGCGAAATCGTCACCCTCATCTCGGACCTGACCGGGTTCGCTATCGGCACGCGCATCCAGCACGGCCACGCCATGCAAGCCGCGCCCGTGCGGTGCGTCCTCATCCAAGAGACCGGCGGCGGGACGAACTTCTATTGCCCGGATATGGTGGACATGACGATACAAGTCCTCTGCCGCGCCGAGCGATATAGCGAAGCCCGTGAGGACGCCTGGGCGGTGTTCAACGCCATCCACGGCACGTCGGGATGGGAACTACCCCGGCTCGACGGACTGAGCGGCGAGGATTACTTGGCGATGACCGTCGAGGCGCTTGCGGCTCCGCAGTACCTCGGCGAGGACGATAATCGGAGACATTTATTCACGTGCAATTACGTTTGGCGAATGGAACTAGGCTCATGCGGTTCGGAAAGCGGATCGTGATAAGCCGTCCAGATATCTTTTAGGAGGTGGCAGAAAATGCCCAGATCACCAATGGGGGACATGGGTCCGGCCGAGATCGTATGGGGTTATGGTGAGTCCGACGCCGCATACCTCGGCAAGACGCTCGGTGGCGTCAAGGTCACGATGGAGACCAACGCCGCTGATATCCTCGAAGACCAGGCTGGCGACGCGGCGGTCAACGCCGTGCTCACCGGCTCGACGATGAACGTCGAGATCACGCTGACGCGGCTCTCCGTCGCGGAACTGCGCCGGGTAATGCTGACGTCCGAGCCCGCCGGTCAGCCTTGCACCGTTCCCATCGAGAACCAGATCGGATGCGATTTGTACTCGCTGGCGAAGGCGCTCGTCATCAAGCCGCTCTGCGGCGACGAGATTTCCACCGATCCTTGCGAGTGGTTTCTTCTCTACAAGACCTATCCGCTCGTTGGGCTCGACCTGACGTGGGACAAGGACACGCAGCGCGTCTTCCCGATCAAGTTCAAAGTGTTCGTCAACCAAGATAGCGGCGACGGCGTCGTTGGGGACTTCGGCCAAGCAGGCATGGATTCGGCATCAACCGAGTTCGGCATCTGACGGGGCGGCGCAATCGTGTCAGTCGTTCTAAAGTTCGACACGACCCCGTCGCTGTATGAGCCGGTCGAGGTGGAGATCGACGGCAGACGTCTCCAGGTCAAGCGGATAACGCTCGGCGACTTGGAGAGAATCCAGGCGCTTCAGGCAGACGCCACGGCCGGGTCCGCAAAGGCGATACGCGAAAGCCTGGAGACGCTGCTCGTCGGCGAGGCGGCAGACGTCGCTCTGGTGGCGAAGATGCCGCTGGAGAAGTTGGCGGAACTCATCACGACGGTGGTCGAGCGGGCGGTCAAACCGGGGCCAGAAGGAAAAAACTCGTCGGGGCCGGCGGACCAGTCCTCGCACTGATAGCGGGGGAGTTCCCCGGCCTGTTCTCCTTCTCCGACCTGGCGCGGTTAGACGTCCGGGACGTCTTCTTCTGGGCGCAGGAGGCGAGGCGGCGGACATGGTCCCGACGCGTGGATACGTACAATGCGGCGCTTCTCCCGTATCAGAACGCGGACATGGTGAAGCAGACGATGGAGTCGCTGAAGGCGCAGGGGTTGGAGTTCGCCTACGGCGAGCGCGTCGACGATACGGAGAAGGAGAACGCCGAGCGGATGGCTCAGGCGCAGGAGCGGAAGAAGGCGGCGAAGTCCGCGAAGAAGCCGAAGGTGCGGCTGAAAAAGAAGTCGTCGAAGATCAGGAGGCTTAAATGAACGCACTCGGCGGTTTCATGGCGGGGTCGATCTACGCCAAACTACTGCTCGACAAGACCGGATGGAACGAGGGCATCAAGGAGGTCGACAAGGATACCCGC